ATTTTTCTAATTAATTCTTTAAAACTGTATGCATCTTTATGACATGCTATTGTAAACGCACTAAACAAGCAATTATTATGAGCATATTCATCCCATTCTTCCCTTGTAATTTTCTTATTTTTTCTTACATATTCTTTTAATTCTTTTAAGCTTTTTTTATAATAATTGATCATAAAAACACCTCAATGTTAGCATCTACATTTTTAATATTTTTTATGCAAAAGTAAAAGAAGCCTTTTAGACTTCTTTTGCTTTCTTTATTACTTTGCTAAATCTTTTCGTTCTTGACATTACTTTCATACTTTCTGCTGATAGTATTAAAAAGTATTTTAATAACTTTCTGTATTCTTTTTCACTTTTTATATTTAATACTTTAATCATTTGTAGAGATTGTGTATATGCTTCTTTCATATTCATCCCCCTTTACTATTATAACATATTATGTTAAATTGTTGTGTCGAAAGTAGTCGAAAATCTATTTTTATGTTTATCACTTCAAAACATTTATTATCTTATTTTTTACTAGAAACTAGCCAAAAAGTGACGTCTCAAAATCGTTTTTAAGCCCTTTTTATTTTTTGGCCAAGTACTTATATACCTTGATTTTAAGCTATAAAACGAAAAAAAGAGGTAAATTGAATCTAATCAATCTACCTCTAAATATCTATCTTATTTTTGTACAATAATCTAAACAAATATAACCACTTGGAGTTAATCCCCAGTTTCCTATTACATTTGTAACTGTACATTTCACTCCTCTTACATATCCACCTTGATTTCTTGCACTTCTTGTTAATTCCTTTAATGGTTTAATTCTATATTTTGTACTTGGTCCTGTCCTTACATTTAATTTACTACAATTAACCTTATATGTGCCTGTTGTATATTTTTGAATTGTTGCATTTTTTACAGCTGCTGTATATCTGCTTGTATAAACTAATGAAATCCAACCTTTATCTGTTTTTCCCCAGCCATTACTTTCTGCTAATATTGTTACTATAGAATTTTTAGTATAACCACCAACTCTATTATAATTCACACTTGCTCCAGCTCTTATATTTAAACCACCATTTGCTATAATTTTAACTTGGTAATTTATATTAGACACTGCAGATGAATTATCATTTATTATAACAGGTGTAGTTGTGTTTTCTTTTATCTGTATTCTATCATTTTTAAAGCAGAAGAATTTTTGGTAATTTGCATATTCTCTAAAATTATCTATTGACACATATACTGTATTTCCGCTTACTGTTGCCAATCCTCTTCTACTTGAAACTTCAAATTTTCCATTATACAAATATGGATCATATATTTTCATGTAATTGCCTTCTATTCCTGTTAGAACTATAAAATGTCCACCATATGTAAATAATCCCTGATTACAACTTGCTATTATATAATTGTTATCTTTTAATTTTGAAATCACATCATCTAATTTATAGCATTCACTATAACCTATATCAAATACATCTGCTGTCCATTTAAATGCACTCCAATATGTACCTTGATTTGCACTTCTATAACCATATTTTACATATAAGTCTGCCATTTTAGCTGGAGTTATTGTTCCTTTTATACTTGACACAACCATTGCTGCACTTGTAGGTCCACAACCACTTGTGCCTATTGTTTGTGTGCTATCTCCTACACTAGAATACATTTTACTTTTCCATCTATTATCTATTTGTGAGAAATATGTTAGTCCAGCATAATCTTCTAATTGTATATATGGTGTTTTTTCTGCACCTTCATATGCAACTTGTCCTTGCTCTTTAAATGCTTCATTTTCTGTTGTTTCTTGTACTTCTAGTATTTGTTCATCTTCTGCAGTTAAACTTAATATTTCTGTTGTACTTTCATTTGTTGCAATGTCTACTATTGTATCTGTCATTTTTTCTACTACATCTTTTTGTAATTCTTTATCATCGCTAAAAACAAATACAACAAACAATATAATGCACATTAATATTGATGATACTATTATTTTAAATTTTTTCATTATCTTCCCCTCCTATACAAATTTACTTAATCCTAAGATAAACGCTATTGCTGTTAATATAATTCCAACAAAAAAAGAAACTACTTTGCTTTTTATTTGCTTTTTAGTTTCTTCATATTCTTTTGCTGGTTTTTCTTCAATTATTTTTAGGCGTTCATTCATTTTGTTTTGGTCTTCTCTCATTGCCTTCATTTCTGTTGCTATTTCTCGCACACTTAGCGTTAAATCATATATGTTTTCAACTTTATTTTCAATACTATCTAATCTTTTAGAATTTGATTTTGAACGTTGCTCATTTTCTACTAATCTTTCAACAACTTCTGTCTCTTGCATTTTCTTCCTCCTTTCGAGAAATTTACATTTTTAGTTTAATGGAATTGATAATATTCCAGTTAACCAATAAGCATTTCCATTAATAATACGAACAGTAACATTGCCATCAGCTACCTGTAAAAAGCCTTGTGATGTTTCTGTTCCAAAGGCTCCTGCTCTTATATAATTTTTTCCTTTCAAAAGAGTTTTTAAATCATATCCTGTAATATTAGGTAAGCTCCCTATAGTTACTTCCTTATCTGCTGCTGCAAAATACCCTGTAGACTTGCTTACTGAAACTCTAACAAATAGTACTCCATTTATTATTCTTGCTTGTATACCATTTCCATATTGAAATCCACTATTAGAAGAAAGTATTATTCCAGTATTTAAAGTTCCATTAATCCACCCAGTATCTTCGTTCTCTATTTGTTCTTTTAAATTGTTTATTTCTTTTTTTACGCCTTTTATTTGAGGTATCATATTAACACCTCTTTTCTTTTTATAAAACTATAAGTGTGTGTGTGTGTGTGTGTGTACAGCCCCAAGGCTTACATGATTTATTTTAGTCATATATTTTTCTCCTTTATATTTAATTTGCTATAAATGTGCAATTTAAGTTGTACCAAGCAGATGTATATGTATTATCTGAGACCCATTCTAACATAATTCCTCCAGCCGGAGTTATTATCCACCTACAATATCTAACCCCAGAGCAAAATCCCTCAAAATATATTTGGGTTGCCGGTCTATACCCTTCTGGAAGTTGTGCTATTGTTGTTCCTGCCTTAGTAATTCCTGACACTCCTCCTACAATTGTAACAATTCCATTTTCTTTCTTATAAATAGCTTTTTTAGCAATCTTATCAACTGTTATTCCTGTGGCCAATGGTAAATCCTTCCACTTTTCAATTTTGTATTGTGTACCTGAAGGTAAAGAATCTAAAATTTCACCATTGCCAAATATTATATCTGAATTAAATCTTTGTGCTGATATTATTTGAACATTAGGAGTACGTGAACCACCTGGCAATTTAAAACAAACAGAAAATATACAATTGCTTTCTACTATTATAATATTATCTGAAATGTCAACTCCTTCTGGGTTTAATTGGTTTATTCTTTTAAATTTAACTTTAAAATTGGTAGAATCTTGTCTATTAATTTGCAAACTATATATATCATCAAAATCATACTGTTGAGTTGATGTAATTTTAAAAATTATCGTAGCCGTCTTAAATACAGTTTTCATATTTACATCAAATAATTTAATATATTTATTTGTATACCCTGAAGAAGTATATAAAATATTTTTTCCATCTGGAAAATCTATTTTGTTTTCAATTTTCTTAATTAAATTTTTAAGTGTTAGCATTATATTCCCCCCTTACTACTAATGTTAAAATATCTCCTGTTTCTAACTGCCAATCTGTTGTTGTCTTTATTTTATTGCTTATACTATCTGCATCTCCTATTTCTCTATAATGTCCATCTGTTCCAGCATCATCACTACTTAATGCTAGTCTTTCGGTGTCTAAGTATACATCTAATACTTCTTGTCCAACTTGATAATAACAAGGTAATGTTACTTCTGCTCCTGCATTTATATTAGATGTTATTTTTAGTTGGTAAATGTGTGTAAGCAAATTTTCTTGCATTCTGTTTATATTATAAGGTGTTAATGGTGTCTCTCCACTATATTCTGCCGGCACCACTTCGTATTGCGTTCCCTCTATTTCTACATATGCATTCTTTACTTTTGTTGCTCCTTTAAACTCAATTATTTCCATTTCTTGCCTCCTTTTCAAGAGTTTCTATTCTTTTTATAAGTTTATCTATTTCCTTATCTTTTTGTTTATCTTTTTCCTGCAATTGTTCTATCATTTCTTGTTGTTCTTGGATTGCTTTAGTTGCTGTAGCAATTATTGGTAATTCGTTAATATAATACCTTTCCTCAATGTTGTCTTTTTGGGGACGTATAATTACAAAATTAGGGTCTAACATTTCCATCTCTTGTGCTATATAACCTATATCATAATGTTTTCCATCATCTTCTTTATCAAATTGTTTATGTTTAATCTTTTTTATTATTTCTAAAGCACTCTGAGAACATTTTTTTATATTTTTCTTTATTCTTCTATCTGATGAAATGTTATTAGCATATACATTTCCACTTACACTTAAATCTCCATAGATATTGGCAAGTACATTTGGAAATAGTATGAAATCTACCTTGTTACTTTCTGTACCAAAAAATATATTTCCTCCACATGCTGATAAATCTCCCTCATCTGTAACTAATACATATGAATTTCCTGTTCCAATTTTAAATGAATCTGATCCAGCTTGATTTTTATAAAATTGTATATTATCTAATATTCCCATTGATGCATTTGAAGTAGTAGTTGCAGGCATAATATAAAACAACATCGAATTTGTTTTCTCATCATTAAAAAATATACCAGGCATAGCATCTGCTTGTATTTTTACACCATTTGAAATTATTCCAGCATTTGATGAATCTAAAACCAAATCACATCCACTTAATACAAGTTGTCCTGTGCAACCTCCTGAATTTTTAGGTGGCATAGCAAAATCTTTTATGTATAAAATTGGCCAAAATTTTCCATCACTTGTTGTTACTACTCCCCAAGCCATACCATTTTTTATTTTGGTATTATACTCACTGTCTACTGAAAATGCAATATATTTGTTGTCGTCTTGCGTTTTTACTCCCATTTCTCCAAACTTTGTTCCACTCTCATGGAAGTGTTGTCCTAGTTTATCTAATGACATTAAAACTTTTTTGTTATTATCTAATATTGCTAGACTTGCATTACCATTTAATATCATCATTTGAATAAATTCACTTATTTGGTTCCATGCAACCTTTACCGCTTCTGTATTTTGTTGAATATATGTTCCAACTTCTGTTTTACCTACTTTTTTATTTACTTCGCTTGTTATTTCTTCTGATTTTACATTTATTGCCGCATTCATTTCTGCTGTTGTTGAATAGCTTTCAAATTTTTGATTTACACTTAATTCAATACCTCGTGTTGATTGATTTATTGCACTATTCATTTCAACCTTCGTAGCAAATATATCATTAAAGTCATTTTTTATTATATATTCTGCATATATCTTATTTCCAACCATATCAATTAGGTATATATAATTTTCGCCTTCAAAAAGTTCTACTTGTATATTTAGTTTTTGCTTTATTGGAGTTTTTAGCGGTGTTAAAACATGATATTCTGATAATTGTAATCGTCTTATAACATATGCATTTTCCTTTTCTATTTCTATACTATCACTTATTTTTCCATTTGTTCTTAGTTCATCTGTATCAATTAAATATGTCTTTCTATCTGCTGAAGGATTAGTTCTACTTTGCTTGTCTATTATTATTTTATATATCATCTATAACACCTCCTGGTTAGGATATAAATTATCACTTGGAAACAATTCGTCGGAAGGAAACAAATTGCTTTCATACTTTTGATTTCCTTCAATTTTTAATATCAATACTTGTGCCTTGCTTGCATTTTCTAAGTGTATTTCTGTAATTCCTTCTACTTCTCTTTTATAATCTGTAACACTTGATACTTGATCTTTTATTGTATCTATGTCTTGCTCATGTTTTGTTATTTTTTCTTCATGTTCTGATGATTCCTGTACTAGATCTTGTATTACTCCCTCGTTTTTTTTAGCTAATCTTTCCACTTTTAATGTCTTTTTTTCTTCTTTTGAAGTTACTTTATATTCTGTATTTGAATCTTCTGTTATTTCTGCTTCTGTATTACTTGTTATTCCTGTATTAATTGTTATATTAGCCTTCAAATAATATGATTTATAAAATTTTTCATTTCTATCTCCAAGTTCTATACAATCACAAGGTTCAAGCCACATAACTCCCAAATCTGAAGCTTCATAAGAATAATATTCTAATCCTTTTATTTGTTCAAACATATTATCTATTACTTTTTCTCTTTGATATTCAATTAATTCATTTTCATCAAATCTTATCTCACATCTTCCATTTTTTGCAATACTTTCATCATCTTTTGCTTCTATATTATCTTCAACGCTACCTCGCCCCAATACTAAAGAATTTACTGGCCCGAACTTTTCTTTTATAACTAAATCAGACAAATATGATTTATCTAATTGTTGTACTACAACATTACTAGGTTTACAAAAATATAATTTATTTTCTTTTATAAAAACAGTTGTTAATGTTGCTTGAGCTATCTTTTCTAATACATCTCTATATGTTACTTCCTGCGTTGAGAAAAAATCTTCATTTATTATTAAATCTGAATTAAAAAAATTAACCGAATATAAATCTACTTTACAAATACTGCACATTTTTTGAACTAATTGAACTATTTTACAGGGATATGATAGCTGCAGTTCAGTCTGTTTAAACGTTTTCATAAATCTAATCATTCGATCATATCCTGTTACTGTTATTTCTTCTTTTTTCTTACTGTCCTCCATATCTTTTATATAAAAATTCCCCAAATCTACATACTGAAAATCGTCGTTAATATATAATCCATATTGAAAATTTACATCTTTATCTTTTAGTTCACTTGCTGTTTTATCTGTTATCTCTATCTGTTTCATTATAGTTTTAAATAATTTTCCTTCAAACCCATAAACAATTTTTTTAATGTTATATTTTTTTTCATTCATTGTTAACTTTATATTTTGCTGTCTTATTGTCTTGGTTTGCAATTTAAAATCATTATTAACTTCATTCATATTAATTGTGGCCTCCTGTCTATTGCTGTTAAAACAACTGAAAACTCTTCCCAATATCCTCCACATGCCAACGGACTAGATTTTATAGCTTGTCCATTGTAAAAAGATTCTTTATATAATTCTCCCTGTTTATAATTTCCCATGTCCTTTTCCAAAGAAAATTGAACACCCTCTAAAAAAGGATGTTCAAGTAATGTTTTTATCAAATTATATTGTTCATCTGTTACTTTCCCAAATTTTACCTCCAATGTTGTAAAATACCCAATAAAAGTGCCACTGTAATGTCCATCTAATGCATTTCTACCCGTATTTTCTCCCCATAGAGGCTCCGGGCCTGGAATTATATCTATTATTCCCGGTATCTCTATATTTTTTACTATTAATTTTGGTTCATACATATTTAGCCTCCATTCGTTGCAAATCTATTTTTGTTTTTTATTTTTTCAAGTCTTTTATTTAACTCATATCCATCAATATAGAAATTAAAATCAAGGCTCAAATTAACCAATATTTGTATTATTTTTTCAAGTAATTGTATCACTTTTTCATTGTTTCCTAATCCCATTTCTTGATTAGCTTTTTTGTATAATGACATTAATTTATCTTCTGGTGCTACAACTTCTCCTTGATGTCTATTATCCCCTATCATAGCTAATTGAGGTGTATTAGCTTTAACGTAGCCTCCTTGTGCAAGCATTGGAATTTGTGGTACCCCAATAGTATTAATCCAACTAAAAGGTTGGATTCCCATTATATTAACCCCTCTTATTGCACGTAAAGCGGAATTTATTCCATTAAATGGTATAGATATAACCTTATTTATTCCACCTATAATTGCATTTACTATGGATTTCAGTCCACTTAGTATTCCTTCTTTTATCCCATCAAATATTCTGCCTCCTGTACTAAATACATTTTTGACAGCTTGCCAAGCATTGCTAAATACATTTTTAAACCAATTTGCTATGCCTCCAAAAACTGATGTAATTGCATTCCATGCACCTTGTACTCCCTCTTTTACTTTTAACGTAATGGTATTCCATACATTAGATATTGTAGTTACAATGCCATTCCAAATGTTTGAAATAGTATTTTTTATACCATTAAAAACATTTGATATTACATTTTTAACACTATTTATTGCTACAGTAACAATATCTTTTATAGCATTCCATATTCCTTCAAATATCCCTTTAATGCTTGTCCATATTCCGTTAAATATTGATTTTATTCCTTCCCAAGCTTTATTCCAATCTCCTGTAAATACTCCTACTATAAAATCAATTAGTCCTCCTAAGACTTTCCATATTCCATTTAAAACATCTGATATTATAGCAAATACATCCATGAACAAATTTCCAATTGTTTCAAAAATTGGACTTAGCACAGGTACTACATTTTCTATTATCCAATTAATAATTGGCACTAACAAAGTATTCCAAATTTCCGACAATCCATTTATTAATCTTCCAATAAATTCAAGAAAACCATTTACCATAGGTTGAATATGTTGTTTCCATAATTCATCAAACTTTTGAGCCCATTCATCCAATATAGGTTTTATATTTTCATCCCAAACTTTTAATACAGTCTCTAAAATACTTGAAAAACCATTTTTTATATTTTCTACTGCTGGTTTAATATATGTATCATATACTTCCCAAAACTTAGCAAATGTATCTTGTATTCCTTGTTTTATTGTTCCTAGTACAGAACTAATTGGTTGTAAAATCCCCTCTAATGTTTGCTCTATTAAGTCTTTATTTTCATTTATAGGCTCAGTAATCATATATAAAATATCGTTACCTGCTTGCCATCCTATTTCTTCAATTCCTAAAAAACTATCTGTAAAAATTGCCATCAAATTTGCTGTTATTTGTTTTGCGGTATCACCCCTAAATACACTAAATATATCAGCAACTGTTATTGTAAATTTACCTTTTATTTCGGCAGTTTGAGATGATAAATCAAACAATCTAACAATGTGCCCTTGTAAATCCCATTTATTTTGTTCTAGAAATAAGTTAAATCCGTCTAATAAATTATCTGCTATTGTTATACCTATACTAGCTACACTACCAGTAAGTCTTCCTAAATTCAAAGCAACTGTATTTACCCAATTGTTTGAGGCATTTAATACTTCTGGTGATGTAAATATATCAGATAAATTTCTTTTTATACCTTCAATAGAATTTGTAATACTTGAAAAATCAAAATTTCCAAATCCTTCTGAAAATCCTTGTTTAAAAATAGATATTAATTCTTTAGCTTTGCCTATAAATTTGTCCATTTGTGCATTAGCTTGTTCCATAGCTGAATTTGCAGTATCTCCAAAGTTAAAATCTCCTATTCCTCCTGCACCACTTCCGCTAGAAGAACTATCACTATCATCTTTTTTTAATATTTGAGCAGTATCAAATGAAGCCAAGCTCTTTAAACTTTTAGCAGATTTTTTAGCACTATCACCAATTCCGCTTATCGAATCACTAGCTTTAGACGCATCAGAAGCTAAGTCTGAAACTACATTAGAACTATCATCTCCCCCTGCGTTTCCAAAAATCATTTCTGTAAATGATTTAAAGGCATTAGCTAATACTTGTAACTTAGATAAAACCCAATTTATTCCTTTTACAATAGGTGTAAATATATTAATAAATCCTTGACCTAAGGTTGCTTTTAATTCATTAAATCTTAAGCTTAACACTCTTGTTTGGTTGGCCCAACTATCACTTGTTCTTGCAAAATCTCCATTTGCTATATTTAATTTTTCTAATACAAATTTATATCTTAACGCTACTTTTTCTTGTTCAGACATTTTAGATGTAGTTTTTCCATAACCATTAGCTAATGCATATTGATCCAATGCATTTTGTGTCATTACAACACCTAAATCTTTTAAAGTTTCTGTTTCGCCAGTAAATACTGATTTTAATTTTGTATATGCTTCGTCACTTGATAAATTGTAAAATGATGCAACATCTCCAGTAAGTCCTGTTAAAGTTTCTGACATTGCTAGAGCTTCTTTATTAGAAAAGTTAAATGCTTTTGCCATTGCTCCAAATGTACCAACATATTTTTTTGTTACAGTTTGTCCCAAACCAAATTGAGTAATTGCATTTTCAGCAAATTTATTTACCTCTGTATTTAAACTTCCAAAAGTAACATCAACAACATTTTGTACTTCCGCCAAATCAGAACCTAGCTCAATACATTCTTTTCCAAAATTCACTATTGTTTTAATCGAAAATGCTGCTACCGCTAATTTACCAATTTTCCTTAATGAATTTTCTATTCCTGAACTTTTTATTTTATTTGTTGTATCTTTTAATCCTTTATTAAATGGATTTGAATTTAATAATAATTCAAAATCAACTGATCCTACATTTGTGCTCATAATCCTACTCCTCCCTTCTTTTAAGGTAAAAGCAGGTATTGGCTAACTACTCACCATTAATGGTCGTGTTGCTCACTCTGTCTTTTTCATCTATATTAATTTTTATTGTTTTCTTACATCGTATACATTTTATTTCGCCCTTACATTGTTCAACTTTTATTAAAAGCTGCCCACAGTTAGGGCATCTTACTTCTATCATTTGTTATCACCAGCCATTTCCTTGAATGCTTTTTGAAATTCTGTAATAACTTTTTCATAATCTTCTTTGCTCATTTTCTTTGCTAATTTATTTCTATATTTCCATCTTATATTTTTTTGTTCTTGTGTAAAATTCTTTAATATCTCTTCATCGTCTTCACTACGGATTTGAACAATATTTCCGCAGTGGTGTATCTGACATCAAACCAGATATAAGATTACACAATTCTGCATAACTCATTGTGTCTACTTCTTTTCTTATTCTTATTACATATTGTTTTGCTAAACTTGCCTCAATTAAAGGCCAGTCTTCTTCCATATCGTACCATAATTCTGTTTCATTATTTGTTTTGAAATCGTTTTTCCATTTCCTCATAAGGAATTTCATTTACTTGTGCCATAATTGCAATTATTATTACACTTAAATCACTTACTGTTACTTTCATATCTTTTATTTCTTTGCTTGCTTCTTTTCCTAATAATAATTCTATTGCTTGAAATAGCCCATCGAAGCTATTATCTTTCTTGAATATATCTTGTGCTTTTAACATTGTTTCAGCACTACAATCTACTTTATATGTTTTTCCTTCAGCTATTGTTATTGTTTGTGGTTCATGACTCAATTTTGAACTAATATCTAAATTTGCCATATTAAAATCCTCCTAAATATAAAATTAAAGAGTAGGATTCCCCTACTCTCCTGTTGCTTCTGTATATGTTGGTTTTCCATTTGACATAACATCAAATTCTAGTGGAATAACTTCTGTTGATTTTCCAGCTCCCCAGTTTGTTATATTGAATATTGCATTTTCAAATACTAATTTTGCACCATCTGGGAATGTCCATTGTAAACATCCTTCTACATCTCTGCCATTTTTTAATGCTAATCCTGCTACATAATCGTTTCCTGTATCTCCAAAATTTCTTTTTCCAGAAATTGAAATTGTAACAGATTTAGAAGTCATTAATCTTCTAACCCAACCTTTTTGGTCAAGCGGATTCCATTCCTCTACCCCATTATCTAATTTTACTGAAAAGCTTTCCATATCTGCTATATCTGTTAATGCTTCTTTAGTAGCTCCAACTTGGAATTGGTTTTCATATACTGGATAAACTCCTGATTTTGTTCCCATTATTTTTCACCCTTTCTATATAATAAATTTAATTCTATTGAAAACTTGTAAGTATTGTTTTCATCGGCTCCTAAATCAATAGGTCCATTATATAAACACTCAATTGAGCAATTATAATCATCAATAAAAAAAGAACTACAATCTAATAGTTCATAAATCTTATCGGCCATTGTTTCGGCCGTATTATAATTTTTCGTCCATCTTAACAATAATGTAATTGGTAATATTCCATAACTTTTCAATTTTTTATATTTAGAATTATCTTCTAATTGTCTACGATTAGCATATAAAGCAATTGCTTTATCTTGATTTTCATCCATTTGGCCTATATACCACTTCGGACATTCTGTAATAATAGTTTTTAAATAATCTCTTATTTTAGATATACTAATTCTTGCTATCATTATCCATTTCTCCTTTTTAACATTTGTTTAAAATATTTTATTGGTAAATCTTTCTTGATTCCACTAATATAATCATCAAAATAATACTGTTTTGCATTAGGATTTTTACCTTGTTTTATATGTATTTCTGGGTCGAAATAAACCTTTCTTGCATATACTGTATCTACAACTATTCTAGCCACGCCTTTTATAACTTTTTTATCATCTACAAAAGTGCTATCATTTTGCATTGTACCAGTATCAAATGGCATTGTTTGACTTTGAATTAAATCTGTTTTTACCGCTTCTGCAGTATCTATCAATGCTAATCTTGCATTTTCTAATAATCCATTTATATTTTTAGTATTATACGTTATTTTCATATTAAATCAACTCCAATGTTGTATGATGAACGGTTCCATCTGGATTTCTAGGTCTACTTGCTTGATAAATTTCATATTCTATATTATTTATTATTACTTGTCCACCACTTATTTTCTTTATAGTTGGTGCTATATCTCCAAGTAATATTACTTTTCCCACAAGTTGAATCTTTCTTCCATCTGAACTAATTATAATTTTAGTTGTTTCAACAAATCTACATTTTTGATTTTCTAAATTCAAAGAAGTTAAAGGCTCACCATCTTCTGATAAGCCTTCTTGATATATAACTACATCACATTTATTATTTAATAATCTTTCCAAGTGCTTTGGATTTAACCTCTTTATCATATAACCCTATTTGTTAATCCTGTTCTTTTTAAATAGAAAAAGGCTAATTTTGATATTTTAAGTTTATCTGCCATATCTTGTGACTCCTTTTCATTTACCGTTAAGTCTCCACCTATAGAATAACTAGATATACTATTATCATCATATAAGCCTTCTTCTTTTATATATTCTGCTTGTAAACATATTGCTTTGATTATTAAATTTTTTTGTTGTGCTGTTAAATTATTAAATCCTCTTCTTTCAATTCTTGTTAATGTCGCTCTGTTAATATCTATTGAGGCTAACTCTAAATATTTTTCTATTTCTTTACTTTCTAATACTTTAGAACCATATTTTGAGTAGTCCTCTGTTGTTGCATAAACATTTATCATTTGCAACACCTCTTATTTTACTTTCTTTTCTAATTCTGCAATTTTTGCTGTTAATTCTTCATTAACTTTTGCTAATTCAGCCTTTTCTTCTTCAATTTTTGTTATTTTTGCTGTTAATTCTTCATTAACTTTTGTGATTTTTTTTAATTCTTTTTCTAAATCTTTGGAAACTACCTTTTTAGTAGATCCTAATTTAGAATAACCTCTAGCTTCATATTGTGTAAGTTCTTCTTCCTCAATAGATAATAACACATTATCTTTTACTACTCTTATTTTTGACATAGAAACCTCCTATTCTCCAGCATATTCAGTTGTGTCAACATCAACATATATGCTATCAATTTTATTATCCTTTCCGTTTGGAAAAACAAACGTATCAGATAAACTTCTATCTTGATATAAATATCCATCTCCCTCTGTGTGTTGACCTGGATTAAAATAATAAATACTTGCAATTTTAGGAACTGTTTTTACAGTTAATGGTGATGCTATTAATACGTTGATTTTATGAGAACCTGTTACAGCTTCTATATTTTTACTTGAATCTGCTGTTACTTTCTTAACTGGTACAAATCCATCAGTAAAATCAAATTTATCATAGAATCTTTCATCATCAATTACTTCTATCAGTGTTACTCCATCAATATCTGTAATTCTTGTTTCTATTCCAATTCCACCTTCTGCAATTTGTGTCATTTCTATTTTTCTTGTAAAGTCTGTAGATTGTTCTAATAAATCCATAATTGTAGAATTTACATATGCAATTAATGCACCTTTTGCTACATATCTTCTTAATTTTCCAGCACTTAACATTGCTTTTAATTTTCCATATACATTTTCTTTTGTATATGAAGACAATGCTGTTGAACTATGATATCCATCTAATTTTTGTGCTTCTGTAGCAACTTTAGAATAGAAGTATGCATCCATTTCTGGTATTTGTTGTGTTTTGTGGAATACTTCTGAAATATTTTTAATAGATGCTGTTTCATTTGTTTCATCTACATCTATTTTATCTACCAAGAATGATATATCTCTATCGTGTGTTAATGTGAAAGGTACATCAGTTTGTGCAAATGTTCCTTTGTTCCATCCACCTAGTCTACTGTGTGATTTATAACCACTTGTACTCATTTGTGTAAAATGAAATGTTTTTGCACTTAACCATTTAACTGCTGTAGTTACGAATGGTGAAGTTAAAGATTCTTGCTCCATAATTTCTAATAGGTCTGGAGACCATACCTCTGCATAATTTAATGCCATAATTAATTACCTCCTAAAATGAATTAAACCTGTTCCATCTTTTTGTGGCTACAGGCTTTTTGTTTTTTTGATTTTCATCAGAGTTACTCTGTGTTGCTCCGAATTTAAATCCTTTTTCTTCTTTTTCTTCTTCCTTTGCTATTTTTAACTCAGGAAATTCAGAAATTACTGCATTGATTTCGTTCTCTAGTTTTTTAGCATCTAATACACCGTTTTCTAGAATTTTTGACATATCAACTAATCTTGCTGCTCTTTCAACCTTCTTAACATCAACCCCTGCTTTGGCCATAGCAAGTGCTATTTTGTCAGTATAGTCTGTTTGAGCAGTCTCTTTTTGTTCTTCTTGTCCTTTGTCTTCTTGTTTGTTTTGAGTGTCTTGAACTTGTTTAGAAGTTTCACCTTGCTCTGCTTTTTCAGCACCTTTGGCATACATTCTTCTAATAAATCCGTCTAGCTCATCTTGATTTTTGAAAACTATTGAACCATCATCACCTTTTTGGGCTACTTGTTTTTTAGCTTTCTCACCCTCATTTTTGTTTTCAGTTTTTTGCTCTTTTTGAGCATTATCTGTTGTAGTTTGAGTATCTACATTATTTTGATTTTTTTCGTCTTCCATATCGGAACCTCCCCCGTTTAAAGTCCGTCGACTATAATTTTTTTGAATTAAAAAAGAGCCTTTTAAAAGCTCTAATTCTAAAAATGGCACAAGTTAATGGATTTGAACCACTACAAACAGTTTTGGAGACTGTTGTGCTACCGTTACACTAAACTTGCATATAAAAAACACCTACATTTCTGTAAGTGTTTAAATTTTTATTTATTTAATTATTACCATCCTGTTATTTCAGCCAATTTATAACTTACTGCTTTTTCTGTTCCACCAAGTGCTTTAAATTTCCAAGTTCCGTTTTCTTCTAAATTGTTGATATTTGACATTGCTGTACCTATTTGTGCACCATCAGCATCATATAAATTAAAAGTTACTTGAACATATGAGTATTGTTCATTTGTATTATTTTTTATTGTCCCTGTTACATAATATGCAAAACCATCATAACTTCCTTCACTATCTACTAAAGTGAATTTTTCTTGAGTTTGTTTTGTTTCTGTTGTTGAATCAGTTCCTGTTTGAGTAGTGTTGTTTCCACCTTGTGAACCTGCTATCGCAACAATAATAATTATAATTAATACCCAAAACCACCATTTCTTATAAATTGGTTTCTTTTCGTTTTCTTCATGACTTGCCATGATAATTCCTCCTTTTATTTATATTATAAAAAGAGTATAGCACTATTAGTCAGAGAATCGTGTCAAAATTTGTCGAAAAATATAAATTATTTAGATTTTTTATTTTTTTGTTCTTTGATTTGTTTTAATTTCTTTAATAATAAATTATTATCATATATTTCATCAAGTGCGGTTTTTATAAATTTATTATCGCTTTTTTCTATTTCTTCTATATTATTATATGTATTTAATAATTTAATAATCTTCATATAGCTCTGACTATCTTTTGTTAATAAAGATGTTATTGTATAGGTACTTATTACTAAATTGATATACTGTTCTAATTGACTACTCATATATATTCAACACTCCTCTATTATAAATACAATAATAATTATTCGATTTTATCATAATACCATCTATGTTATCTATCATAAATAATAATGATGTTTCTTTTTGATATAATTTCTGTAAATTTTTAGGTATTTTATTTAATCTATCCACTACTGCTTTACAATATTGCATTTGGTCATCAAATTTTAATATATTAGCATTTTCAGATAATTTAGCTGTTATCACTCTACTATCTTTTTTAGTATAATCGCTTATAATACTACTTTTTATTGATATATCACCAAAGTAAATTCCTCTACCATAACCACTATTAGTATTATCACTATATTGTATATTACCATCTATCGTGTTATGATAAATTTCACTAGCTGTTTTTCCCCTTCTACCACTAACTACCCTTATAATTTCATTACTATTTATTTTATCATATTTTTCTTTAGATAATTTATTTATCTTTTTATTATAACCTAACAATTTAGATACTTTTTCTTGAATATTATTTTCAAATGGGTCATATTTGCCAAATGGTTTATATTCGTTTATATCTATATCTAATTTGTTTATTAAAGTTTCAGCTGTATATTTACTATTATCTTCTATTTTACTACTTTCTATCTGATTTTGCAATTCTTTGGCTTTATTTTGGTAATTTAATACGTTTTCAGGTAATAAACTACCTATCGCTAATCTTTCATATTGCTTTTGTTTTTGTTGTAAATATTGTGCATATTTATCTTCTTTATTGTGATTATGTTTTGCTTGTGTTACTTCTTCTGGTTCTTCATTTATTCCTTCATAATAGGTACTTGCTCCATGTTGACATCTTGGGTGAAATAATCCTCCTTCTATTGCTGTACTTAATAATGGATATTGTCCATCTTCTACTTTTCCACCTGACCATACATCATCAATATATACTCTTCCTTCCCACGGAGTACATTGGTCACAAGCTCCACCATGTTTAGATATATATACTAATGGATTGCCTAACTTCTTTCGCATTTCACCTTCGCCCATTAAGTTTGCTCTTTTATTAGCTGTTCTTATTGCCATATCACAATAATCAGCTATATTATGTCTTGAGCCATCTTTATATTCAATGCAATTAAATCCTCTTGCTAGGAAGTCTTTTGATGCCATATCTATTGCTTGCTTTACTGTTCCTGCTCCTGTATTAGCATATACTTGAGCTTTATATACTATTTGTCTATATTGGTCATTTGCCATTCTTAAAGTTGCATATTTTACATCATTCATATCCGACTTTGTGCTTTTTATTAGTGCATCTAATTTTCTATGATTTAATCCAAAAAAAGACCCACCCAATTGTGAATCATCTTTCCTTATAATTCCTAACTGTATTGCTTGTTTATTAGTTTTTCCAGCACCTTCTTTGAATTGTTTTTTTATATGTTTATATAAATACCTATTTAAACCTTTTGTATTATTGTTAAATATCTTGTTATTTGCCTTTTTATAATCTTCAAATTGTTTTATTTTTAGTGTTTGCCATTGTGGCCAATCAAATCCTTTTGCTTTTTCATCTTCTTTATGGCTCCATAATGTTCTTTTCATAGAAGCAATCAATTGTAATTCAATTTCTTCCATTACTTTTTTTATATCATATTCATTTTGCATTTAATCACCTACTCTAATGTACTCATTATATTAGGTTCTTCTTTTTCAATTATTCCTGCTTCTTCTTTTAGCCTTTTTACTTCTTCCTCTTTTTCTTCTTTAGTCAAACTGTCTCCATACATTGTATCTACCGTCTTTTCAATGCTCATTACATTTTGACCTGGTCTAGCCTTTGATACTGTTTCTACTGTTGCTTCAAAGCTTGGATTAGCATATTCTTTAAAATCTACCGTTGCTTCATATTCACCTGCTGTTTTTTTCTGTGCTTTATCATATGTTTTTAAACATATTTCAACTAACTTAGGAATAACTTTTTCTAATACATCTATTACTTTTCCTCTTGTATATTGTGTTGATTTTTCTTTTTCTCTTTGTGCATCTGCATTATCAAGTTTCTTTACATCTATTCCAAGGGTACTAGGACTTATTAAACCTTGTAAACACAAATCTAATGCTGTTATATATGACTGTAGCATTCCTTCATAATCAAAGTCTCCTTTTTCTCTTGTGATTTTACTACTTTCTGTTTCTGATGTTGTACTTCCTACTTTAGCATATCTATTATCAAATGTATTAGGTTTTAACAAATCCCCATTTTCATTTGTTGGTATTAAATCTTCTGGAATATATGTTATTGTTCTGTTATCTCTTAATGCATCGATCCATTTACTCCATACTTCATCGAAGCTATCAAAAGCATCTAATTTCTTTTCTAATATGCTTTGACCTCTGCCTTTATATTTCTTTGATTTATTGAACATCATAGGCACAGCCATCATAAATTTAGTATCTGTTGGCTCTTTCAGGTCTTCTGTTTCTGGAATGGAATTATAATCTTTCAGTAATTGGTCATTTTTATATAATTCATATTTTATTCCATTTTTAGAATACTTTTCAAACAAAGTATAGCAAGCATCTTTTTTGTAGTATTTATTTTTAAAGTTTATTCCTGTTATCCTTCCTCTTGTATATTCATAATCAACATCTTGTCCAGAATAAAACTCTATTATAGGATATTTACTTATATCTGTATCATAACTTATTTTAAATGCACCGTCACATTGAACAAATACATCAATTATTGCTTGCTTTAATGTTTCTTTGAAGTCATTTTCTTTTGCTATCTCTTTCCAGTTTTCCTGTGCTTCGTTGTTTCCTTTAACTTCTATTTTGTTAAAACTATCAACAATTATATCGGCTAACATATCAACTATCATAGCAGGTAACCCAGTATGTATTTTTCTAATATTTATACCAGTTGTACTTTGTGCTGCCCAAAACTTAGCATTTCCCATTAAGTCATCAGTTTGTGTATAGTATTGATGTAATTCTGATGCATCCCCTCTATACCATAATAGATTTCTAAAACAGTTGCCTTCAAATGTATTTGTTTCTTGTATTGTTATTGTATCTCCTACACTTGGTTGTATTTCTAACCAATTTCGTATTACATTCTTTATTTTATCATTGACTGTTCCCATTTTATTCCTCCATTGCTATAAATTTGTGATAATATTGAGCTACATAGTATTCTATTTTACAACCTCTTGCATTTTCCCAACCTTTCATAAAGACAATTCCATCCACTTTTCCTATATATCTTATTGATTGAGACAGCATATAAATTGCAACATCCTCATCTGCTGGTGCATTTTCAAAAACTGTATCTACTACTTCATATCCTTTATTTTCTAATTTTTGTACTAGTTCAGCTCTTTCCTGTCTTATCTGTTCATTAGTTTTGCCTCTCATAGGTTGGCTAATCATTACTTTCATTCTTTTTTATTCCTCGCTTTCATCTTTAATCAATTTCTTTATTACTTCCCAATTACCAATTTTCTTTTTGTGTGGTAACCAAGCATATTGACAACCATTTATACTATGATCGTTTCCATCTTCTGGTTGGTTATCTTCATCGAATGAATACTTGTTACACTCATCTATATAATCCTTACAAGTTTCAACAATTAAAAAATCACCAGTATTCAACCAACTTTCTTGTAGTTGAACTCTAGTGATTATCTTTGTCTTTTTCCATGCATTTTCAAAGTTATATACTAAAGCATTTTGCCTTTTTGCTTTGTTTGCTTCCATTATTGTTCCTTGGTCTGCATTATCTATAAAACAAGTTCTTGCAAATCCCCATTCATTTTTGAACTCTTCCATAAATTCAACGATCCATTGAACTACATCGGATGGTGCGAATGGTATTGTTCTATCTCTATTATTAAATGTTCTTTCTTTCAATAAAACACATTTATTATCTGCTGTTATACCTATTCCTTCTAATGTTACCTTATCGTGGCTTTCTTTTGAATATGATGTATCACAACCAATAGAAAATAACTTAAATTTCATTTTCTTTGCTTCTTCTAGTGTTATTATGTTTTTAGGTTGTAAATTAAAGCATAGTCCTGTTGCTTTTCCTCTTAATCCTTGTATTTTGTTTTTATATAACTTTGTTCCTATTGGTGCTACTGTTTTTTTCTTTTCTATTTCTTCTTCTGTCAAACCTTTGTTATCATAAAAAGTAAAAAACCAATATCTATAATTTTTCTTTGGCTCAACTTTGTTTAGTTCTTTCATTATTTCAATTGGTACGTCATTAGCATACTTCTTATATGGTCTAGCATGATTTATTACTTCATCATAAATAGGTAAATTAGGATCATCTGGATTTAATGTTATGCACAAGTAATCATTTCTTGTTAAGATTTCTCTAACAAAATCTATATCAGCTATATTACCTTCATCTATGTACACACAACCATATTGTCCCCCTAGTGCATTCTCCCATTGGTCTTTATTTTTATAACTTAATACATATATAATTTTATTTTCGAATTTTATATGTGGGAACTTATGGTCTTTATCTCCATTTCCACAATATATAGCATTTTTGTGTATATCTAATATTCCATTATCTTGATTTATTATATTTTTTTCAGCGACACCTGTTGTTCTTGCTGCAATTATATGCTCTTTTTTGTTAGATGCTGATATCATTCGCATAAACTTAATGCCTGCTGCTATTGTAGTTTTTCCTGAGGCTGTTGTTCCTTCTAGTATATCAACATCAACATTTTCAGTTGTATTGCAAAAGTCAATATATTTTTCTGATAATTCAAAGTCTTTTTCTTCGTCATTCATTTAGTCCTTCACCACCTAATTGTTTGCAAATATCTGCAAATTTTTTAGAAGGTTCTACTTCATTCTTTATTCTTTCTGTAGGTTTATATCCTGCTCTATCAAGAATATCTTTTACTGCTTGCATTTTTATATATTCGTTATTTGATTTTAATAGTTTCTTCAGTTCCTTTTGTGCTTCTACTGCAAGTGAACCAAAATTTTCTTTTATATTTTTCTCTATTTCATTTTTAAATTCTTTATCTTTTTTCCAGTTGCATATTGTCTGTTCTGTTATTTTTAATTCTTTTGCTATTTGTTTTTGTGTTTTATTTTCTATAACCATTAAGTTTATACATTGCATTTGTTTTTCACTTAACACTTGGTTCACCCCTTCCTAATTAAAATTTATTAAAATTATTTTCTTTTAAATTGTTTTATCATTACATCTATTATTGTAACAAAAATAAAAAGAGTAAATGCTATTGCTATTACTCCTATACAACTTAATATTATTCCTAAAAATATGTTCCACATAGTCTTATACCTCTTTTCCTGTTACTTTGTCTACTATCTTTACTATAACATCTGCTTCCCATACATAGTAGCTTCCATTTTTTGATACTTTTTCGTTTTGATTTTCTAATATTACTTTTCTCTGTTCTGAATTTAATTTTCTATTTGCTTTTATTTGACTTATTTGTGAACTATCACATTCATAACCTTTTTTATTTAATATATTTACAACCAAATTATTTTTGGCTTGTGATATTTTTGCACTCAAATTTTTTATTTTCTTTGCTTTTACTTTCAAATACATTTTCATTCTCCTTTTCTGGTCTATATCTGAAACAATAGTCATAATGCTTGCACTCATCGCATCTTCTTTGCATACAATTTGCATAGTTAATTTTCTCGCTCATAATACACACACTTTGTACATATTACATCTCCATTTTGAAAAACTCTTATTTCACAATCGTTCTTTGTTTTATTTTTGCATCTTGAGCAGTGTTCTTCTTTGTATTTTTTTATTCTTTCTTGATTAGTCATATGTACTTCTCCTTTTTATTTATAAACTCTATGCAATGATATAAATGTCCCCACCTCAATTACTTATCTAGAATTTCATTGAGGCTGTATGTAAAATGATACCTGCAACGAAAAACCATACATTTAAGCCTCTTTCGCTTTTTGTATTCTAAAACATTAGATTTATGTTTGTTGAATAAAGGATTAACAGTCCTCTCCAACTGTTTATATCACTGCATACAATTTATAAATATTAATTAGAACTTGCTAGGAAAGTTCTGTAAAAGTTTATATAAAAAAATAACTTGAAAGGAGGTCTGCCATATCAAATAAACATAACAAACTTTATATTATCAGTTACCTAGCATACTGGTAATAGCTAATTTAAATCTATTTTTTCAATTTCTGCTCTTATTCTAAGAGTTCTTATATAGTTTCCCATATATTTTTTTTGCTCTTTTAATAATTCTAATGGGCAACTAGGTGTAAAGTTTAATGTTCCCGCTTCATATTTTACAGTCATTGCATCTAGTTTGTCGTATCTTATTTTAGCTTGCAAATATTCTGCTTTAAATCTCTCTTTATAATCTTCACTATTCATTAGTTCTACTGTATCTTTTAATTCCATTTTCCTTCTTCCTTTCATAACATAATAAAAAGAGCAAATACAAAAAGGGGCTTGTACTTACTCTTTATTTTCTACTTACATTTCTCTTGATTATATAAACCTATTAAATAATAGATTTTTTATACTATAAAAAGAGAGAGACATTCATCTCTCTCCTTTTTTGTTGTTACTTACCGTCACGTCCTGGTCTATAATCGCCCAAAGCCGCTCCCTGTGCACCAGTTCTGGTGTTAATGAAGTAATGATCACCCGTATCAACGTCTTTAACGTTGTACTGCGTAAATGATTCATCCTGCTTCTGGCCGTTCTCCCAGCTTACGGTAGTATCGCCGTACTTACCATCATATCTTCCTGTCTCCGAATGTCTGTCTGCCATAATAAGCACTCCTTTAAAATATTATTCAATCTTACGATTGTGCTAATATTATATCACCTTTTTTGTATTATGTCAACAGTATACAAATATAAAAAGAATAGACATTTAAAACATCTATTCTTCTCAACTTAAATAAAAATTATAAGGGGCTTTATTTTTAATTTTTGTCGCATTGGGTTTGATATTTCCATCTGCAACTTTTTATAATTTTTCTATTATAATTATATAATATTAGAAACGAAATTTTAAATACAATTTATGCGAAATTTTAGCGAAATTTTAACGAATTTTATGTATTTAATACCTCTAACATGTCCTTTAAAGCTACATCTCTTATATTTTGCAATTGTTTTATTGACAAATACTTTGGAAATTCATTTTCATACTCTTTTGCAACTCTTTTCCAATCTCCTTTTTCACTGTCTATATAAAATTTATTAATTACAAAACGTTGTTTTTCACTAAGTATAGTTAATAAATTTTTAACTCTTACTATTTTTTTATTTAATATATTTTCTTCTGCTTCACATTCTATAATTTTTGAATTTATATACTGTCTATCAAATTTATTTATATGGTTTAATTCATTTTTATAATTAGCAACTGTATTTGATACCTTATCAGATATTTTATTTGTATTACTATGTATACTATCATATGCTTGTCCAGCTACTTGCATATTTTCTATTATTTCATTTTCTGTATCTTCATATACTGTTCCTGCATAACATAATTGTTCTTGATATCCTTCCTTTTTTAATTGCACTTCTGTTAATTTTGCCTCATTTTTTTTATGATTTCTTAGCATTATTTCAACATCCTCTTTTATGTATTTACTCATTAGTATACCTCCTCATTAAATAAATAATATATTTTATAATGTTTTCTTACCGTGTTATTTTTCTTTAATGCTCTACTCATTTCTCTTGCTGTTAAATTTAAAAACTTTACCACTTCTTGCAATGTCCCTACTCTCATACATTGCTCATTATTCTTTATATCGTATATTCCATATATATTCATTTGTATTCCTACCTTCTATATTCTTCTTTTAGCCTTTTCTTAATTAGTTTTAATGCAATCTCATAAGCATCATTTTCGTCTTTTAGGCTATTTTCATCTTGCCTTAATACTTTTATTGTCTCTAGTAAATTATTGTTTAAATTTATCTTTTTCTCTATTAATTCTTTTGCTTTTAATAGATTTTTTATTGTTTTAGTCATTTGTATCACCTACTTTTAGTTATTATCTACATATTCTTTTATGTTAGGAATAGCCTGTTTTTTGATTATTCTTGCTATATCTTTTAATATTTGTTCTTTTTCCTCTTCTAAAATATCATTAGCAACTATATCTAATTTTTTAAATATTTCCCTATAATCTTCTGCCTTTGGATTTTCTATTCCTATTTGTGTTAAAAATTTGCATATTCTCATAGGTGTAATATACTTATCTAAAAAAGCATATGGGCTTTTGGTTTCTGAATTTTTTATATGTTTCACTTCTTGAAATTTATCTCCAACTATTTTTATTCTTTTTTCTCCATCTAATGTTTTTATTACTATTCCTTCTCTTATACAGTCTGTCCCTTCCAGTGCAGATTTTTGATTATCTACATATTTTTCTTTTAACTCTACATAACTTGTTAGATTTTCTACTGCTATTTCTGGTACTGTTTTAAATCCTATTTTATTTGATATATCTTTCATTTCTTCTATACTTGCAAATATTCTTGTAAAATCTTCATCTTCTGTTGGTTTATCTACTATCTCTTTTACCAAATCAAATGCATAGTATGGTTCTATTTTTCCTTGTTTAGCTAGTGAATTATAGTTTATCTTACCTTGGTTTAGCCATTCACCATATAACACAGATCCATTTGGTAAATATTCTAGTATTTTATTTTCTCTTTCCCTAGCATATTTAACAAATCCATTTAATCCATCTTCTCCTGTTAATTCATTAGACCTACTATATAGTCTTATTTTTCCATTGTCGTTATAGATTGCAGTATTACTTCCGTCTATTTTTTCTTGTATTACAATTTTCTCTCCTTTTTCTATCGGTTGTCTGGCATTATCCGGTCTCTTTATCTTACAATACATTTTCATCTTTTTTTACCTTCTTTCTTTTGCTTTATTTTCAAAATATTCTTTAACCCACTTTTTATCATGAATTGATGTTGTTAATTGTTCAGCCATTAAATCTATTTGTTTATCTTTGTTCTCACACTCTATTACATGTAACATATCATTATGTTTTGATATCTTTCTATCTGCTTGTTTTTTTGCTTTAATTCTTTTTTTGTTCTTCATTCTCTTTTAATACTCTTTTATAATCTGATAAAATATCTATACTTTCAGTTAAAGCCTTGATGTCTGGATCACAATTTATACAACTTCCTCCAGCACATTCTATTATTTCTTTTTGTTCTTTACGAACTTTTAACATTAATTTTAATTGTTTTATTGTTTCTTCTATACTATTTTCTTTCACTTAAAACACCTCTCTTTTGCATATCTGCTATAATTTCTTTCTTGTATATAATTTTAAATGTTGTATATACAATATCAGTTCTAAACCATGACATTTTATTGCATAGCCATTCTAAAAAATCTGACAAATAATCTAATATTACAAATGGAAATAATAATATGTAAGTAATAATATACAAAGCATTCATTGTCTTTTTATGTTTATCAGCCATCTTGTTTGTTATTTTTAAATCTCTTATTTTCATATCTTCTTCTCTACTATTTTCTTTCACTTAAAACACCTCGATTTCTTCTGTTTTTTCTATACTAGTAGTTTCACAAACTTTTAAATTAAAGAATGCAAATTCTTCTGTTCTATAATCTATTTTTAAGTCTACTTCACACATTGTTTGTTTCAAGCAGTCAAATATCCATAAAGGCAATTTGATGTATTTAGGATAATTATGATACTTTGAAACATAATCATGTATTCTATTATTAACAATACACTGCAGTTCCAAATATTCAATACTATCTTTAGTTGTTCTTTTATTTATTTTTTCTTTCATTATATATTACTCCTCTCTAATATCCACTCATATAAATATGATGTCCTTCTTTTATTTTGTATACTTCTCTTTTTTTATCAAAGTCCCATTCTGTTTTATAATCTTCATCTATTGCTTTTAAAAAATTATAAGTAACAAACATATACCCACATTCAACTAGATGACTTATTTTATATGTTAAATTCTTATTTTTGTTTTCATCTAAAATTGTTTTAAAATCAGCTATACTTCCATAGTTATTTTTTATATACCACTCTTCTTTTTCTATAATATATTTTTCTAAAGCCTCAATAATTGGTTGTAATTCTTTTATTTCAAAATTACTAAAATAATAATCGTTGCTTGGATATATTTTTGCCCCGTTGTTTGTTTAGTGCTTTTCTTAACACTTCAGGAAATTCATTATTTCCTAAACATTGATAATCGTTGACATATACTCTATAACTCATATCTTATTTACTCCCCTCAAAATATTTTTCAAAATCTTCTTTTAAAATTACTTCTGCAATCACTTCTTTATCTCCACAAATAATCATTTGTAATATTTCAACTTCTTTTACTTTTTCTAACCCTCTATTACCACTATCAACCAAATTATATTTATCTGTAGAATATCCATATCCTGGTCTATAGTAACACCCTTCTTTTCTCAATATTTTATTAGCTAAAGTATCATCTAAATGGAAATTTATAAACCAACTTTCTTTATATGTTTTATATATTCCACCACTACAAGCATTTATTTTTAAATTTGTATCTCCTGCATTATAAGTATTAAACATATCTTATTTACTCCTTTACTTCTACAATATTGTTTTCAGGGCAATACCATATTCGCCCATCATCTTGTTTTATATGTACTGTCATATCTCTTCCTGTTGGTTTAAAATGTTTTATTACTACTCCAATATGTCCATCGTATGTTGCTACTCTTTTTCCTATTAATGTTTTTAACATATCTATTCTCCTCCTACTAACTCTGAATTATCGTATATATTGCCTATTACTTCTGTAAATTTTTCTATTATACTTGTTCTTCCATATTCAAGTTCTTTATTGTTAGTTACATCTATTGTAAATCCAGAATGTTCATAAACTACTTTACCTATTCTCCATTTTCCATCAGTAAATACTTTAACTATATCTCCCTCATATATTTCTTTTCCATTTTTATCGTCTAGTCCTGTGTATTGTCCTACTGTATTAATGTCTACTTCTTGTTCTCCTATACCGCCCTAAATAGCTATTATCTTTCCAGCTTATAAATGGTACATATTCATCTGCGCAATTAAAATTAAAAGATAAATAACCATATACCCATTCTCCGATTATCTATTCTTTTTCCTCTAAATTTTATTTCTCTATTCATCTTCTACTCCTACTTTTAAATTATCATTTGCTATTTCTCTTTCTATAAATTTTTCTATTCCCTCTCTATTACATCTACAAATACTCAAACAATAATTACTCCTTATTTTTTTATCTTTAGATTCACTTGAACAACTATATTTATGCCTTCTATAAACAGCTTTTCCATTACTTATTGTTAATTCCATATAAGGATGTTCTATATAATAATCATTAATTATAGATGACTTATAATATTCTTTTTTAGGTTTGCAATTTTGCATTTTTTCACATACTATATGCAGCGCTTCACAATATTTTTTTATTTCTTCTTTGCTGCATAATTCATTGTGTATTTTAATCGCCTCTTTTAAATTCATTATTCTCTACCTCCTACTTTATAGCAATTAGCCATATAAATTTCTTTTGTTAGTATTGTTTTTATTTGATAATCTACAAATGTCTTACAATTTCCGTAATATAAATAACAATAATTTGGTCCTTTATCTATCTTATGTATTAATTTTCCATTTACGTAATCGCCTACTTCTACAACTTCTGATATTATTTTGCTGTGTTTTACTATGTCTTTTTCGTTATAATAATTATATTTACAAGAAATATGTTTTTCACTGCAATTTGAATTGTTGCACTTTCCATTATATTCAATTATCACTTTATCAATAATTCCATCTTTTGTCCTCACATATTCGTTTACTTCTATCATCTCTTATGTTCCTTTCATTTAATTTCTTCTATTTCTAGAATAACTTTACTTGATTTTCCATATTCAAAATCATCTCTAAAACCTTTTACAAAGTTTCTATTATCATCTTTTAACTTTCCTGCTTTTACCATACTGTCTAATATGAACTTTTTGGCAAAGCATACATTGTCTAAATCACGTCTTTTGTTTTCTTCAACCCAGATGAAATGGATCTTAATTGGATTTTTATATTCAGGTAATAAATTTATATACCAGCCTATATCTTTTTCAACATTCTTTTTCATATTAGCTCCAGCATATCTATTTTTTCTGCATTCGTTTATGTATTGATTCAACGATGGCAGCCTAAATGGTATTTCTATTTTGTTCACTTTTCTTTAGCTCCTTTTCTATGTAATTTTCACATCTCCAAACTCCGTTTAAAGTTTTCTAATTCAAGTCTGTTACAGCCTATACATTTTAAACATTTACCGTTCTAACGGTGGATAATTATATTTCATAGGCTAGTCCTCAAATATAGTATTTTCATCTACTTGAGAATTGTCTGTTATTCTAACTGTCATTTTTGAATTAATTTTTATTATCAATTCTGTTTCTTTTGCATTGAAAGGTAAAAAGCCTGAACTATAATTTGTTATACTTTTTAAATATTCTCCTTGTTTTACAAATGTTGCTTTATCTTCTATTTCTATTCCGTCTCTTAAAGAATATATATAAGCTTTTCTTCCAATAAAATTTATTTCTTTATTCTTGTACTCTGCATATTCATTAACAAATCTTTCATAAATTTCATTAAATTCTGTTTTTAATTCATATAAAAATCTTGGAACATCTTTTTCTACATAGTCTTTTATTATTTCATTTTCAAAAATAGTTCTAGGCTTACCATTGCAAATTATACTTATCAATGCGTTTGTAAAATTTTTTTCTTGAATGTATATCAGTGGATGTGAAAATATATTTGTTGTAATTTCATATCCTCCTCCATCTTTCTCATGTAAATACCTCATATTTATAACAAATGTATCTCCAATTTTTCCTATTTTGTTGTTTGGTTCATCAAGTTTTGCATAACATTCATCTTCTTTATACTTTCTTCTAAACTCATTATATTTTATTGCTCTACTTGTATATCCCTTAATGTTTTCTTTTGTCCCATATTTACAATTTGGTCCAATTCTTCCTGCACAAAAACATTTTCCTTTTTTGTAAAAACTGCATTCTTTATATTTATCGCAATATGTTATATCAGCATTTAGTGCTGTTTCTCTTCCTCCAAAAATACTTTTCCCTCCATATAAATCAATATTTATTTTTTCCATAACTACCTCCTAATCAATTCTTAGAATATGATTCATATTTATTGCTATAAAGCCTTTTTCTGTTCTCTCGTATATTGCTACTGTCTTTCCAGTATATTGACATTTCTTTTTATCTATTGCTTTTACATATCCCATTTTTTCTAATTCTGTTAGTCTTGGTGCAGTATAGTTTCTTTCTGTGCTTGGTATAAATCCTAAATCAAATAATTCTACTGCTAATTCTTTTGCTGTTTTAGGCTTGTCTAATCTATTTAAGATTTGTATATATCTTATTTTTGTTTTATCTTGTATGTCATTAAAACTCATTTGCCTTGTTTCTGCTGTAATCATTTGTTTATCACTTCCTCTACTTAAATCTTTTATCTATACTCATTAAATCTATAAATAATT